ATAATTTTTGGTAAAAAAACTAGAGATAATATTTTAAAAGCAGGTATTTCTTTTATTGCTGATAAAGAAAAAGAACGTGAAAAAATAGATATTAAAAAAACAGTACCAGAACCACTAGCAAAAGAACCGGCAAAAGAAACTCCAGATGATGAAGAAGAAGATGATGATGAACCAGAAGCAGAAGCAGAAGAAGATGATGAAAAAATTAAAAAGCAAATAGAAAAAGATTCAGAATTAGAATCTGAGAAAAAAGATAAAAAGAAACTTTCTGATGTTCAAAGAAATGTTGCTGCTAGTTCTAAACAAGCTATTTCAAAATGGTCAAATTTAGTAAAATTTTCTAGTGATCCAAGTAAAGGTGATTCTGAAATTCAAAAATACTGGAAAAATGTTGATGATTATATTGACAGATATTTTGGCCCAAAAGATATATCAAAAATTACTCCTCAAGAAAAAACTGAACTTGATGAAATGAAAAAGAAAGCACGAGAAAAAATAAGTGCTAGTATAAGAAAAAAAATAAATGATATTAATGAACTCACAGAAAAAGCTTTAAAAACAGATAGTGAAGTTGACGATAAAATATTAGCAACCAGAATAGACACTTATCAAGTTCAAGTAGAGACATTGATTTATCCAGATACACTTGGAAGAACTTTAACAGGATTTAGAAAAATTGGAAGAGGAATAAAAAGAATTGCAAGAGGTATTAAGAAGGTCGTTACAGCTGATGAAACAAAAGCTATAGCAAAAGATATCTCTGGTAAAGTAAAGGGAACTTACGAAAAAGTAAAGAGTAAAATTAAATCTGGTCTTGAAGCTGGAAAAGAAGCTGGTCAGAAAGCAAAAATAGTTAGACAATTTACTTCTTCAAAATTTAAAAAATATCAAGAGCTTTTAAAACAAGGTAATACAGATGCTGCTAATCAAATCTATAAACATGCTCAAAGAATGGCAGATATTAAATCTAAAAAATTCTTACCATCTGTTAAAGAAAGCTTTGAAATAACCGTTTCTAAAGCAAAAGCAATTAGAGGTACTGAAATAAAATTACTTAAAAATATTATTCGTCATCGTCAATAAATTCTGGATAATCATCTAACGGTGGTCCATTGTTTGTTTCGTGATATTTGTATTCAGTAACCATAACAGAAACATCAGGCAAAAAAATATCAATTTCTCCATTAGTAACAATACCACCATTAGTTTTTTCTTTAAACAATTTTATTAATTCTTCTTTTGTTCCAATTGCTTCTATTTTTCTATATTCATTCCACATATCTTTAAAATAATCAAAATACTTTCTTGCACGAATAATCGTTCCACTATTCATTATAATAGATCCATAACTACTTGCATAATTTTTTGCATATAAAAATGAATTGATATACTCTAAAGGAGTTGGGGATCTTTTCGATTCTTTTATGTCTTCTTTTGTAAATTTAATTTCTTTTTCTTCGTTATTATCCAAATTAGTATCAACCTTCTTTAATATAACTAAAACCTCTATTATCTCTATCTATAATTATGTGGTTTTTAAAATATTCTTTTAAACTCTCATTATGAGAAATTATAACAATTGAATTATGTTCACTTAAATTTTCAACTACACTAAAGATAATCTTCAGTCCTTCTTTATCTAATGCTCCATCAAGAACTTCATCAAATACCACAAATCCTATAAAAGAAGAAAAGAAAGATTTAACTAACATAAATAATGAAAATGCTACTGCAAATTCAAGTCTTGCTTTTTCTCCAGAAGAGAATGTATTAAAACTGACTTCCTCTCCATCAATCTTTAATAATTCTATTAGATTCTTATCAAAAGTTAATTCTACTTCATAATCAAAGAATAATGGTAAATATCTATTTATTTCTCTATTAAATAGATTTATCATCTTACCAATGATTTTCCTTTTAATTCCACTGTCTCTATTTGAAAATAACATAAGAAGAACATCATAATAAAGATCTTTACTTTTCTTTTTTGTTATATCGCTCAGATTTTTTTTATGGCCTTGTCTTAGGGCATTGATTTTTTTATTTATTTCCTCTACATAGGACTTATCATATGTAGACTGAGCTTTCTCATCAACTACATTTAATCTTTCTTTTTCATCAGCTAAAGCTTTTTTTGTCTTTTCAATTTCTTCCTTTAAATTCTTTAAGAATTCAGTTGTATACTTCGGTTCATCAATAAGTTTATCTATTTTCTTAGATACTAAATCTTTAATTCTTTGAGTTATTTCTTTATTATAGTTATCCTTTTGTTCTACTTCTGATTCCAGAGAAGATATTTTTATTTTAGCTTCTGATATTTTACTAGTAGCTTTTCTAAGAAACTCTTCTTCATAATTAGAATTTTCAGGTAACTCTTTAAGTTGTTTTTTAAGTTGTTTAATATTTTCTTCTAAAATTTTATTATCTTTATCAACTTCCTTCAACTTCTTTTCTAAATCATCACATTCACTTCTATATTTTCCATACTCTACCATTTTTTCTTTTTCAAGAGAAACCATTTTATCATCACTTATTTTTTGACCACAAGTAGGACACTCATTCATTTGAATATCTTCAAGCTCACTAGCTATTCTATTTTGTTCTTTTATAAGTTCTTTTATTCTAACTTCAATTGATTGAGAGTTAATAATTTTATTTTTTATTTCTAAAATTTGTTTTTCTATATCTTCATTAAATTGTTTTGTCTCATTATATTTTTTGATCTTTATAAGTTCTTTATCAATACTAACTTTTTCTAAGTCAGTAATACTTAATTTTAAAGTTTGTATATCTTTTAGAAGTTCATTAATATCTTTAAGTTTTCCTTCTTCGCTTTCTACTTGAGTATCAATGTTTTTGTTATGAGTTGTTATTCTTTCATATTCAGAACTTTTATCTAATTCAGAAACGTGATCAATTTCTTTTAATTCATTTATAGTTGCTTTAATAGATTCAATTTCTTCCAATAATAATTCTCTTTCTTTTTTAAGAGAGTTAAGATTATTTTTTACTTTTGTTCTATAGTCTTCCAGATTTTTATTAAGAGTATCTATTCCTACTTCTATCTGATCTTTTTTATTTTCAAGTAATTCTATACTTTCTGTTATTGGTTTTCTAAGATCTTTTGTTGTGTCTGACCATTTATTGATTGCTTTCATAGAAAGAACATTCTCAAATACTTTTAATCTATCAGCTCCACGAGCTCTCATAAAAGATGAATATAATTCACTTGAAAAAATAATTGATGAAATCATTGCATCATAAGTTATGCCAATAACTTCATTAATTAATTCTTGAGCTTCTTTTGCTCTTAAAGGAGAAATATTTTTATTATTTCTAAAAATAAGAATTTTATTTTTATGTTCATCGTGTTTTCTATATCTAATTATTGAGAAAATATCTTTTTGAACTTTGAATATAAATTCTACTTTACAGTTCTTATTTATTCTTCTATTTATTACTTCATCAACTGAACATAAACTTCTTCCATAAAGACACCAAATTATTGAATCCATAATTGTAGATTTTCCACTTCCGTTTTTTCCTATAAATAATCTGGCTACATTATCTTCTAATGTAATAGTTACTTCATTATCTCCGTATGATTTAAAATTTTTAATTGTTATTGAAATTGGTCTCAAATTCTTTTCCTCCCTCTTGGTTTTAAATCCTCACTCAAACTTTGAGTTATATAAACTGTTCCATCTGTATGAATAACTATCGATCTTTTAGAAAGCTCTATGATAAGTGTTTTATTAAATTTGGCATAAAATAATTGAATCAATCCATCAAATTTTCCAAAAACAAAATTACTCTTTTTTCTCATTTTCTATAAGTCCCTTAAAAACAGATAATAACACTGGAAATGGTAAAATTTTACCATCTGGCAAATAAGCTTGAATATTTTTAGCTCCTACTGGATTTTGTGTATGAATTATACACTCAGTATATTCAATATTATTTTCTTTTATATATTTTGCTAAGGTATATCCTGTTTGTATATAAGATGATGGAACATATATATTTCCTTCTAAATCATGATCTAAGAATATTTTATCCCATTTTTTATTTTCTGTCAAAATCTCTTCTGCTTCATCAACATCTCTTGCATGATAAATTACACAATTTGGAAATAGTTTTTTTAAGTAATAACGAAACTGTTGCATTCTACTTGGTGCGTCTTCTAATATAAATATTTTCATTTTGTCTCCTTCAAAAAAAATACATTATAATTATTTAATTTTTCTATTTTTTCAAAAATGCATTTACCACAAAGTAAACCTCCACTTTTTGGTTTTTTCTTTGGCTTTATGCTTTCCCATAATTCATCTGAAATAATTATATCAACTTTATATTTATTACCACATTCCTGACATAAACACATATTATTTTGTCTCCTTCAAAATCTTATCGAATATTTCAAGAAGTTTTTTATTATCAATTCTATCATCTTCAACAGACATTATTACTTCTCTTACTACATCTTCAATACTTTCATTGACTTCAATCTCATCATCGTTAATTTCAACTGTTTCATCTGAATGTTCAAATATTGGAATAATATCTAAAGCTCCCATTTCATATAGGATATATTTAAGTTTTGCAAAGTCTTTAATTTTTCTATCAACTCTAACTGTAACGAAACTATTCTTAAAGTCAAAGTTTTTGATTTGAGGAATATTTTCTGTGGTTATTTCCACATATTTTGGAGCATCATTATATTCTACAAATTCCCAATTTTCAGTTTCTGTATCATAAGTAACAAACCCTTTTGACTGTCCTGTTTCGCCTCTATTCTGTTGGAATGGACTACCAACATAAATTATATTACGCCAGTTTTGGTGTCTATGGAAATGGCCAGTGAAGACCAATCTTGCTCTCTCAAAGAGTGATCTCTTAAAAGCATGTTTTTCTGTTGCATGAAAGGCATTGTCGAACGAGAAATCTGCAATTGGCACATGCGTAAAGAGTATAATATTAGAGGGGTAAGAGTTAACTTTATCCTCGTCTTTTGTATAAGGCATGAACCCGAATGTTTCTCCATTAAATTCAATTTCTTCATAGTCTTTTACCACCTTACCTAATGGTTTAAAAGTCTCTACTATACTATCATTATCGATATTATAAATATCGTGATTACCAAGAATAAAAATCATTTTTATACCGTCTTGGTGCATCTCATACAACTTCATAAATAACGGAACAAAAGCTTCGTTTTTTATATTTGCACTTCTATCAAAAATATCTCCAAGAACAATTAAAAGATCATAATTATTTTCTTTAAAATAAGCATGAGCATAGTCTAAAAAATTTATACAAATATTGGCTTTAATTCCCTTCGTAGAATGCCAATCCCCAGTGAGGAGAATTTTCATTATAAATTCTCCTTAGTCATTAATGTCTTCAATTTTTTTCCCTCTTTTTTCTTTATCAGTTAAATACCATACTAAAAGATGTGCAGTACTTTTTACTTCAATTTTCTCTATAAAAAGATGCATCAAAAATTTTAGCTTTTCTTCTAATTTAATAGAAAGAAGAAAAGTTTCTTCTTGATTTTCTGAAAGAACATCTTTATATGATACTACATCCATATAAAAAGTTTACTATTTTTCTTATTTTTTGTCAAGCAAAACCTTTAAGTAATATCTATAAGGAAAATTAACTTCTTCTTCATCATAATCTTTAAAAACTTTTATTTTCCTTATCATATCTTCCACTACTGCTTCTTTATTCCATAAAGAACTTGCATGAAGTATTTTATATTTTAATTTTTCATCAACAGTATTATGATGTTCTATTTTTTCTATAAATTTAATAAGAACTTTTTCAAAACTTTTATCAGATAAATAAGAAGTATTTTTTATTTCTTCTTTTTTAATGTTTTTACTTTTTTTTTTAAATAGATTAAACATATTTTCTCCTATTCAATAATTATCTTGTCTGGGAGAAGAACTTCTAACTTCAATTCTTCTATTAAACTCCAATCTAATTTATCTTGTTTTTTTAAATTTTCTTCTGCATTAAGTGGTCTTAAATTTCTAAAATGCCAGCATTTCTTAATTTCTTTTTCATCGAAAAAATTATACAGAGAAATTGGTATTATGTGATCTATTTGCCAAGTTCTTTTTTTATTATTTGCTCTACCATAATTTTCCCAATTCATCCAAGACTCAAATTGTTTTTCTAAAGCATCTTTTAAAATTATTATTGGATAACCGATAAGTTCTTCCGTTTTTCTATTTCTTTTCTTTCCTTTTAATGCTGATAAAATAGATCTACTTACATTTTTTTTTAATTTATAATTCACATCATTTTTTGCTTTTTCTATATTATATTTTGAACAACGAGTAAGAATTCGTTCTCTATTTTTTTGATAATACTTTTTTTTCTTCTCTCTTATTTTATCTGCATTTTTCTCATTATATTTTTTATGCCATTCAGCAATATATTCTTTATGACTTTCTCTATATTTTTTATCTGTTTCTTGTTTTCTTTTTTTATTTTCTTTTTTCCATTTATTTGATTGTTCTATTTTTTTTCTTCTATTTTTTTGATACCATTTTTTTTGATATTCTTTTATATATTCTTTGTTTTTATCTCTAATTTGTTTTTCACATTGTTTACAATTATATTTATAACCACGACTTCCTTTGTTCAATGAATAAAATTCAATTTCCTTTTTTAAATTTTTACATTTAGAACATCTTAACCACATATTATTTACTTTTATTCCTTTTAGAAATTTTTCTAACGGTTTTATTTACCATTTTTTTATATACGTGTCAAGATAAAGATATAAGAAATTAAATTTAATATTAAGGAGAAAAACATGGCGATCTATCTCAGTTCGAGTCAATCAAGTACTCTAGAGCCTTTACGTAAAAATCGTTGGATTATACAATTTACTGAAACTCCACCTTCTACTACTGGAAACGGTCCTTCTAAACTAGCTTTTTGTGCACATACATGTACAAGACCACAGATTACATTTACTCCTGTTGAACAACATAGATTGAATGAAAGATTCTGGGTTGCTGGTAAACCAACATGGAATGACTTAGCAATGTCATTTTATGATTTTATTGAAGGTCCAGATTCAGCATCCAATATTCTTTGGGAATGGGCAACAACTGTTTATAATCCAATCACAGGACAAATGTATTTCAAAACCCAATACATGACTTCTGCTACATTAGCAATGTTAGATCCAGCTGGTGGTGTAACACAGGTTTGGAATATATTCTACATTTGGCCTCAAGATGTCAATTGGAATGAATTATCTTCAGAAGACGATGGTCTTGCTGAAGTTAACGTAACATTTAAATATGATTACGCAGTAAAAGGAACTGACGTTAAAACTGCACCGTAATCATTTTAGGGTTTGTTTTTTGGCCGTTGCTCTGCAACGGTCTTTTTTTTTGTAAAGTTAATAATATGAAATTAAAAGAAGCTACCGAAGTAAAAGTAATATCTGGTGATCCAGTAAAAAAAGATGTTGTTAGAATTAAATATCTTAAAAGTGGTAAAATTTACGATTTTACTTTCGTTGATGGTTATAAAGCAAAAGATTTTGAAATTGCTCTGAGAAAAAATAAAGGTCTTGGGCATAATACAGTAAAAAATTTTAAAAAATATATCATCAGAGAGAAAATAGTAAAAGAAGAAGATAAGTCATCAGAAGAAGAAAGAGTAAAGGTTCTTAACATGATTAAAAAATGGAAAGACGAGCATAGTGTAAAATGAAGCTAAGAGAAATAATAAAAGAAAAATTTAAAAATAGAGATCAATTAATGTCAAAAGATTTTATACATGCAGATGATTTTAAAAAATATTTTAAAAAACTTGTTGCAGAAGCAAATAAAAGAGGAATTGGAGTTCATCCATTTCATGGAAAAAAATTAGAAGATACTATAACAATAGCAAAATTAGAAAATGGTAAAGCAAAAATAGAACTTTGGTATGATGATGATATTGGTAGTTCTAGAATAGCTAATCTTGATATTGATTATAAATAAAAAATAGGTTCTGGCGATTATAAAATCTGACCCAGAACCTGCCGAATATATTATCGCCTTTTCAGACTGTTGTTTTTATCTTTACTATTTATAAAAATTGATATATTAAAATATATTTTAAGGCAATCTTTCGATTGCCTTTTTTTATTTATACTTTCTTAATTTCTACTTTTCTTGTTTCGGCAGGTTCTTTAGCTGGAATTTCAACTCTTAATAATCCATTATTAATAGTGGCTATAGCTTCATCTATCTTATATTTATCAGATGGAATTAGATACTGAGCATTACATTTTGAATGCTTTATGCCTCTTTTAAGAAATTTTTTACTATCATCAGTTGATGGTTCTATTTTTGGCTCTAAACTTAAAATCATTGTATCGCCTGAAAAATTTACATCTATTGCTTCATCTGGATAACCAGCTACTGCAAATTCAAAGATGAGTGTTTTATCTTTTTCAAGATAAATATTTGTTGGTGGAAATGAAGGATAGACTTTTGAAAAGTCCTTAAATACCGTATCAAAATTTTCCCAGACATTATCGAAATTATCGAAAATTCTATCAAAATTATCCCATACGGATTTTCTTGTAATATAAGTGAACATACTGTTCCTCCTATTGTGGTTCTACGACACCACTATTTAATTTAAGTCTCTCTATACAGAGCAGACTAAGATGTTGATTTTATGAATGGAAACGCATTTATTGCCGCTTTCAAAGTCTTTTTTATTGCACAGGCTCTATGTGTATTGCAACCATAAAGAATTCTGCCATCTTTATATTTAGATTTCCAGATAGCACAAGTTGGTTTGTCATGATTACTTGGATGCCAAACACACTTCTTGTCCATAGCTTCTTTTCTTTCTTCTGGTTCTAAAGGAATTTTATTATTTTTAATATATTTCCAATCAAACCTTTCTTTCCCTTCTTCATTTACTTTTTTCTTTTTTTTCTTCAGTTTTTTCTTTTCATAGTCTATCGCCAGCAAATTTTTTTTAAAATCTGCTACAGACTTTTTATACTTGGGATCTTTTGGATCTATAAAAGATCCAGCTAACGTTTCACTTAATATATTTATGAGTTTCATACAAATATTTCTCCATTAACAGGCTTTATGTTATTTTCTTATCATCCTTGCTCCGCATTTCGGACATTTCTTTTTATAACAAGGTTCGCCTGCTACATGTTTTTCTTCATAATCACATTCAATACAAACACATTTTCCACCAGGTCCTAAACCCGCACCACCCATTCTTCCTTTTCTTATTTCTAATAATTGTCTAACTCTTTTTACAAAATTCATTCATTAACTCCTCATATTATATCTTATCATACCATCAAACATAAATAACGTAGTTCCAATTCCAATTGCAATCCATCCACAAATATATTCTGAGCAAGTTGTATTCTTTGCATTATTAAAATTCCAATCCCAGATATTATAAATTCCAACACTAGAAAAAGCAATTCCACCAATAGTAAAAACATTAAGAATTGGTTGTTCTTGAGTTGGTTCTACTTCTTGAGAAAACGCACTAAAACTTAAAAACAACATTAATAAAATAATCAATAATTTTCTCATTAAATAAAACGCCTTTGAATAAATTTTTTCCATTTTTTGTCATCAAATTGTGGCATGTTCTTTTTTACTTTGACAGCAAATAATTCTTTTTTACTTTTATTGTTTAGATCTGTTTCTCTCATTTTTCTAAGAATTGTTCCTGTTGCATAAAGAAAGGCTATTATCCATATTGGTTTTAATTTTGCTACTACAGTATTCCATTGTATATCATAATACCATTTGAACATATCTCTTATTCTGGTTCTTATTTTACTTCTTAATGATTCCGGAATTAAGTATTTAAAAAATTGAGCTTCTTTTCTTTGATCTTCTAACCATTTTTTAAATTTTCTTACAACAAAGTGAGCCCACTGTGCTCTCATAAAATCTTGCATTATCATTTTAGGTGGTTCTTTTTTTAATTTAAAAGCCCTATCGAATTTAGATATATGAGTAGTTGGAGTTAATCCATTAGTTGCATCTTTAATCCATTTTTTTGTATTTAAATGAAATTCAGCTTTTCTATGATCAAATTTTTGAAGAATCATATATTCTCTATCATAAGGTCTAACATGTTCCATAATAGAAGATCTTAATGATTCCATATCAATATTAATAGGTGAGTAAGGAACTGAAGGATCTCTTTGTCTTACTGAGGAATTTATTGTTATTATATAAATAACTTTATAAGTATGACCAATATCAGTTGCTAATAAAAACTGAATAGAAATATCCTGTTTTGTTAATTTTATTTTATCGGTAAATCTTAGTTGTGAGATATTTGGATTTAGAAAAACTGGATTTATAAAATTAGGCATCTTTTATTCCTCTTTATCAGTGCCTGATTGAGCATCTTTTTTTATTTCTTCTGGTGTTTTAAATAATTTAGTTGGATCTCTAAGTTCTCTTACAGATATTAAATTATTTATTAAACGATATTGTTTAAGTTTTGCGAGATCAGTTGGATTTAAAATTCTTGCCAACTCTCTTTCAAACCTTTTTATTTCATTTTCGATCTGCTGTTCAGCTGCAACTAATTTAGGAGTTCTTTTAATATAGATAGGTCTTTCAAGAAAATCAGTTTCTTTTACTTTTTGAAAATAATCTTTTGGATCATTTGAAAATGTTTTTACAGAAGGTAATTTTTCCCAAATTCTTTTTTCTATTTTATTAAACTCTAATGAACTTCTTAAACCATTAAGTTTTAAAACTTTATTATATTTATATTCTTGAGCTTTTTTAATCATTTCTTTTATAATAGAAATATAAGTTGCTCTAAAAACATTAGATTTATCTGGCTTAAGTTCTTTTAAGATTTCTTTTCTTAAAAAATATTTTCCAAGAGCAGCATTAAAACCAATTCTTTTTCCTTCGAAATCTTTTCTCTCTTTTTTAGTTAAATCAATTCCTTTTCCACTAAGTAAATCTCTTCTGTGTTTTCTTAATTCTGCTGAATGAGAAAGTTGTTCATCTGTAACTTTTCCAGATTTTATTTTATCTACTATTTTAATTATTTCAGAATAATTTTTTCTTAGAGCCATATAAGTTCTTCTTAATTTATCTGGAGTATAAATTCCAAACTCTTCTTCACCAGCTCCAAATTTTTTATATATCTTACTAAGAATAGAAATACTTGGTTTTCTTCCAGCTTCAAAATCTTTTCCTGTTTGTTCAAGATGTTTTATACTATCACCTATTTCTCTAATCTTTCTTTGTAATTCTTTTGATCTATCAAAATATGTGTCTCCACGACCTTCAATCTTTTTTAATCCGCTTTTAATAGATGAAATAAATTGTTCTTTTGTCATTCCCCAAATATTTTTAGAACTAACCATGCTATTCTGTTTTACAATTCTTTTGATTAGTTGATATGGAGCAAGAATATTTTTTCTGAACTCCATAATAGAATTAATTAATCTTGGATTCTTTTTTTTGTATTTATCATATATTTCAGCAAGAACATCCGTTTGTTGTTTAGTTAAGGCATAAACAGTTGCATCTTCACCTTTTCCAGCAGGAACTTCTAAAGTCGATAATACTTTTTCTTTCTTAATAAGTATTCCTGCTTTTAATTTTTTTAATAATCCTTTGATTGAAAACTTTGAAAATTTACTTTTATTACTTTTGAAGATTTTATTCTTCCAAGCAGTAAAAGCTAAGAAAGGAGTAATAGGATATAATCCTTCACTTAAATAGAGATCTTCTTCTGTTTTAAATTTTTCTATTACTATGTCACTAAATTCCATACTTACTTTTCCTTATAGTTCTATTACTTTCATTTAAATGTTATTCCTGTCCAATTCCATTTGCCTTTTTTGATACTATCATATTTTTTTTCAAATATATAAATTTTAGAATATAATATACCAAGTTTAACAGTAAAAATGCCTTTAAGTATTTTTAATCCTTCAAGCCCATATTTATTTATAACAGTATAATGTAATACTTTTGTAGCATGAGTAGGCCAAACATAAAAATGTTTTTTATTTCCATCTATAGCTGCTATATATCTGAATTCATCAACACTATTTTCTTTTGAATAATCAAGAATATCTTGTTTTGATGGATTTTCTAGAACTTCTGTATTTCCTATTTTTGCTTCAAGTATTTCTCTTAGTTTCATTTGAAGTTATCTTTACACTGGAATAGCCGACTTCAAATCCTGCTTTCTTATAAATCTTTTCTCGCATCTCAGAATGCCTCTCTGTAAATAGATTTCCTTTATCACAAAAATCAAATACAAAACAATCCTTCTTTCCTGTCTTTGGATCTAATATATATTTTAAAATATCCTGTATAATATTAAATTTTGTATATGGTATTCTATATAACATAAATTTATTTTCTATACAAAATTTATTTTTTAACAAATCTCTTTCTTTTATTTTTAAAATTTTTTCTTCTGTAAAATATCCACAATTATTTTCAATAAAATGTTGTTCCCCGTCATATTCAATTAATATATTATATTCTGATAAATAAAAATCAAATGGTAATTGTCTATTAGTTTTTAAATTTATACATTTCATAAATTTTTTCTGTCTTTTAAATATAATATTTCTCTTTTTTAAAAAATAACTTATTTTTCTTTCGCCTTTACTTTCATTACAATAAGGGCATCCTTCTCCTCTAGTATGTTGTTTTGGACTTTGCAAAAACTCTCCATGTACAGGACATATAATACAAACTTTGGTTCTATTGTTTTTGTATTCTACTTTACTATAATTATATTTATCTAAATGAATTTCTTTTACTTCTTCTATAAATTCTTTTTTTGTTTTTCTAATACGATCATAAGAACATTTAGGACAACCATATCCTTCTAAAACAGACGAAGATCTTTTTTCAAATTCTCCATGTTTTTTACAAAATAAAATTACTCTATTTGGCTTATTTCTATTATATATAAATTTTTTTATAGTAAATTTGTTTTCAAAAATTTTATTCATTTTCTTTATAAATAAATTTTTTTGTTTATTACTCCTACTCTCATTATCTGTTTTATAATTATTTATTAATAAATTATTAGGTAACACATAAATTATTTCATTTGTTACATTGTTTCTTACTTTTATTTTTGTTTTTGCATTTTTATACATTTCTAATATAGTAATTTTATTTCCAAATATATTATTTATTTCATTTAAAAATTCTTCATTTGTTTTAGAATATTTTTTTGAAAGTTTTTCGTAAGAACATTTTGGGCAAAATGATAATTTTACTCCATAAGCAAAATCATTTAGTTTTTTAGTAAATTCTCTATGTTTTTCACAAAATAAAATTACAATATCTTTTTTATGAAAAATATCATTATTTGATATTAATTTGTATTTTCCATTATATTTGCTTTGTAATATTTCTAACAATTTTATCTTTTTCATTTAAAAAGTCCTCTAAATCTATCTTCACAATATTACAGAAACCGAGTTTTTTGTAAATTTTCAATCTTATATCTGAATGCCTTTCTGTAAATAAATTTTCTTCATCTGTAAAATCCACAACTATTACTTTATTTTTATTTTTTTTAATTCTTAAAGATCTTCCTATTTTTTGAGCTGTAGAAGAAAAACTTTTTCCGCCAGTTGCTATTATTAATAGAAATATATTCTTTATTGATATTCCTTCATCTAATATATTAGTTGAAATTAAAACATCTATATCTCCATTTTCTAATTCATTTATAATTTTATTTCTTTCTTTTGTTTGTCCGCTTATAAATTTAACATTTTTTCCAATACCTTTTATTTTTTTCTTTAAAAATATACCTTGTTCATTCACAACATCTTTTATTAAAATAAGAATTGGAACATTAAAATTTTTTGCTATTTCTATTATTTTATTGTTTCTATCATCATTCATTATTATATTTTTATGATAAGCAGATGGCCAATCTAATGTTGGTTTACATTTATTATTTATAAAATAAATATATGGTTCTGCAACAACTTCACTTTCTATTAATTTTTTTGCTTCTAATTTATATATTACATTTCCAAAAAACTGTCTTATAAGTGCATATTTATATTTATCTCCTTTATTTGGAGTAGCACTAAAACCAAATTGTATAGGAAAAGATACATTTTTAAAAAATTTTTGAAAAGTTTCTGAACTAAAATTATGTATTTCATCTCCAATTAAACAAAAAAATTTTGTAAGACTTAATTTGTTTACTGATTGTATTGTGGAAATAACTATATCTCCATCTATATTTTTTTTTCCATTACATATCCCTACATTTTTTATTCCAGCCTTTAAAAATCTATGATAAAGTTGTTCACATAATAAAACTCTATTAACTATAACTAATGTTGGAATTTTAATTACTTTTATAAAATTTATAAAAATGTCTCCTTTTCCAGAAGATGTAGGTAATTGTATTATACCTCTATTAGCTTTTAACATAATTTTTAATGTTTTAATTTGATGATCTATATATTTAAATGGAAATAAAATTTCTAATTGTTTATCTAAAAATTCTTTCTTTTGATAATCTAATTTTGTCCTCTCATCCTTAACGCTTGTAATCGCTATATTATTATTTTTACAAATCAATAATAAATCCTGTAAAAAACCTGAATATAAAAAATTATATTTTTTATTCTTTTTTACAAAACAAATTGTTTTAATTTTCTTTGCATCAAAAGAGCCTTTATTAAAGGCA